TGGCAAAGTCCTACATTGAACTGTCTCAAAAGCTAGGTGGCAAAGAAGAAGATATTCGCAACTCAATCATCGAGGAGATTCAGAAGGAAGCATTTAGTGACCGCCCTGAATCTGCTGGGGATTATCAGTTGCCTGAGACTGTTGACGCTGAAGCTGCTGTAGATAGCGATCTTCTAAAGTGGTGGTCAGATCATTCGTTCGAGAATGGCTATTCACAAGAAGAGTTTCAGCAAGGCATCGAGATGTATTCTCAAGCAGTCATGGGCAATCAGCCAGACCTTGAAGCTGAGGCTGCAAAGCTAGGTGACAATGCTGAAGCACGCATTGAGTCAGCTTCTATCTTTGCTACCAAGTTTTTCCCAGAGGAAGCATTGCCAGCTATTGAGCGTATGTGCGAAAGTCATTCTGGAATACTTGCACTTGAAGCAATTCAAGAGGCAATGAAGGATGGCAACTTTGCTGGCAACACTCAGCCTGCTGCGCAAACATCAGAGCGTGAGCTTCGGGAGATGATGAATGATCCAAGATACTGGAAAGACAAAGACCCCTCCTTCATCAAGGAAGTCACTGAAGGCTTCCAGCAAATCTACCGAGGTTAAGATTTTACAGAGGGGTGGGTTTTATCTCACCCCTTTTACTTTGGATCACATTGAAGAAGTTGTTGAAAACCTAAGCCAAGAAAATAGGCGAGAGCTAAAGCTGCTTGGTCATCTTGATCTCAGGCAGGCAATGCAAGAGATGTACGAAACCTCAGAGTGTTATATTTGTCGCAAAGAGGGCGAGTCATTTATTATGGTGGGCGGACTTTGGTTTGACGATGATGCTGAGTCACCTCAAATGTTTGCGATGTTCTCCGACAAGATCAAAGATAACTTTCACGCTATGGCCCGTGGATCAAAGATGCTTGTGAGCTTTTTCGACCAAGCGCATGATGGCATGTCTATGACGGTAAATGCCGATTATGACTTCATTTTGGATTGGGCGGCGTGGTTAGGCTTCGAGGCTGTCGGGCTTTATTCTGACGATTCCAGTAAGTATGTTGATTTTGTGCGTTGCAATCCGCAGAAAAAAAATGCTTATGATAGCGCATCGCGGCCCGTAATGCACTGATCGGCCCCTTTGGGATACCCGAGTTGAGGTGAGAGATGCGGACACCCGTAGCAAACTGAAACTTCAATTAGGACTGAAAAAATGGCTAATACAATTGACCAAGCCTTCATCAAGCAGTTCGAGACAGAAGTTCACATGGCGTATCAGCGCATGGGTTCCAAGCTACGGAACACTGTTCGCACGTCTAACGTGACTGGTTCTGTTGCTCGATTCCAAGTTATTGGTAAAGGCACTGCAAATACTAAATCTCGCAACGGTGATGTAACTCCAATGGAGCTTGTACACACCAACGTCGAAGCAACAATGGCTGACTTCTATGCGCCAGAGTACATCGACAAGCTGGACGAGCTGAAGATCAACATCAACGAGCGCCAAGCTGTTGCACAATCTGCTGCTGCTGCTCTCGGTCGTAAGACTGATGAAATCCTCATCACAGCATTGGACGCGGGTGCTAACTCCACTCAAATCCACGATACTTCTTCCGCTTTGGAAAAGGCTGACCTGCTGTCTTTGTTTGAAACATTCGGCACAGCCGACATTCCAGAAGATGGCCAGCGCTATCTTGCTATGTCACCTGCTGGTTTTGCTGACTTGTTTGCAATCAACGAGTTTGCATCTTCAGACTATGTTGGCCCACAGAACCTGCCATACGCAGGCGGCATGACAATGAAAGAATTCTTGGGCTTCAAGGTTTTCTCAACATCTGCTGTAGCTGGCGGTAAGAACTTTGCTTACCACACAACTGCTGTTGGCTTGGGCATCAACGCTGATGTTCAGACTGAGATCAACTATGTGCCAGAAAAAGTCTCGCACTTGACCACATCTATGATGTCGATGGGTGCTGTCGTTATTGATGACGATGGTGTCTACGAAGTCCTAGACAACAACTAAGATTGGCGGGGGGTTTAGGCCCCCCGACTTTTTATGCCAGATGTAGCAAACACACCGATTAAAATCTGCTCTCGCGCATCTCTCTTGATTGGGGGCGACGCGATTCAGTCTTTTGAAGATGGCACAGCCGAAGCGTCAGTTAGCTCGGCTATGTACGAAGACATGGCGCGTTCTGCTTTGACCAACTCACGTTGGCGCTTTGCTACAGATCAAGAGGTTCTGGCTCGACAATCTGAGGCACCTACTGGTCGTTGGGAAGCAGCATATCTACTCCCCTCGGAAATGATTATGCTCAATGCTCTGACCGTAAATAACGTACCTATTAAGTATGATCTCTATGGTACGAAGGCATTTTGCAATGAGTCTCCTACAGCTGAGATTGTTGCTGATTATATTTTCCGTGCAAATGAAGCGTTCTGGCCTCCATACTTTGTAACTGCGGTTGAGTATATGATGGCTGGTGTTCTTGCTGTTTCTGTTGCGCGAGACGCTACGCTTGCAGGTTTGATGGAGCAGAAGGCTGACTACCAGATGCGCCAAGCACGCCGCCTACACTCACAGCAGCAAACAACACGCAAGCTCAACACATCGAGGTTCATTGCTGAAAGGCGCAGCTAATGCAAAGAGTACGAGTTCCTATTAGCAGCTTTCAGTTTGGTGAGGTTAGTGACTCATTGCTTATGAGGACTGATTCGCCTGTGTATGCTCAGTCAGCGCAGCGCATAGAAAACATGGTGGTTATGGCCGAGGGTTCTGTAAAGAAACGCTACGGCCTAAAGCATATCTATGACTATGGGTTGAGCGGTGTGGGTACTGCGCAGTCCCACCTCTTCCGCTTTATGTTTGATACAAACGAAGAGTATGTCATCTCTGTTGAGGAGGGTAAGGTTCGCTGCTTCCAGCTAGAGACTGATGGCAGCGTCACTCTTGTTGATACAATTACTCAAGATACAGACAGCAATGCCCTGCCGTTCGATGAGGATTACATCCAAGAATATACATCGACCCAGTACGGTGATGTTATGTTTATCTGCCATCCTCTGTTTGCGCCTCGGATGCTTACCCGCACTTCGTTGACTAACTTTGAGATCAGTGTGTTTACGTTTGATTCAAAGCTAGATGGCAATGAGATTTATCAGCCTTACACGCGGTTTCAGTCTCAGTCTGTAACGCTTGATCCATCTGGAACAACTGGCTCAGTTACTCTTACCACAAGTGATGACTACTGGGTTGCTGACCATGTGGGTTCAGTTATTCGATACGGTACTTCCGAGATTGAGATTACTGCTTATACATCTGCGACTGTAGTTACTGGCACTGTCACTGATGAATTAAAGCTGCGCCTTGCTGTTACTAATCCTCTCAGGACAACAGAGGGTAGTGCCGTTGTTGAGGTCACTCAGATTGGCCATGGCTTTGCTGGTGGCGAGGCTATTACTATTTCTGGTGCGTCAGCAACTGGCGGTATTAACACTGGTCAACTGAACGGCAGCTTTACTGTTGGCGATATTATTGACGAGAACACTTACACCTACACTGCTGGTGGCTCTGCTTCTGATTCAGAAGATGGTGGTGGTATTGTTTACGTTGAGACGCATGCACCTACAGTGGATTGGGATGAGCAGTCTTGGTCCGCTGTGCGTGGCTATCCTGCTGCTGTAGTCATACATGAAAACCGTCTTTGCTTTGGTGGTACGATTGCTGAACCTGACGCAGTATGGATGAGTAAGATCGGCAGGTTCTTTAACTTCGATGTAGGTGTTGCTGCTGATGATGACTCGATTGCGCTGGTTGCTGCTACTGGGGATGTAAATGAGATCAGGTACATGATTTCTAATCGTGACTTGCAGGTCTTCACTGCCTCAAGCGAGTTGTATATTCCTACATTCTTGAACCAAGCGATTACTCCAACCAATGCTCAAATCCGCAAGCAGACACCATATGGTGTGTCCAATGTGCTTCCAGCATCTATAGATGGTGCTACAATCTTTGTAGCTAATAATGGTCGGATTGTTCGAGAGTTTCTGTATACTGACAGTGAGGATGCCTATACGTCCAACGCTATCTCTACGCTTGCGTCTCACCTCATTGTTGACCCTAAGTGTATGGCTGTTGCTCACAGTGGCTTTGGCCTGCCTGACTCATACGCAATTATTACCTTGGGTGGTGGTGATGCCATTCTGTTTACATCTAACCGCGCTGAACGCCGAGCCGCTTGGACGCGAGTAACAACAGATGGATCGTTCTGCTCTGTGATTGCTATCGAGAATCGTATCTTTGCTAACATCTATGACTCTGACGGGAACCTGCACCTTTGTGAGTTCAGTGAAGATGTAGGCTTAGACTTCTGGATTTATGGTGAGATTACTTCTGACAAGGTTGATGTCAGCGGTAAGTATTCAGATGGCGATACTGTTGATGTGGTTGTTACCGATGGCACGTCTCAGTCTCACTTGGGGTCGTTTACTGTAAATGGTGATAATGAAGTTGACCTTGCTGCATATAGTGGTGTTGGGTTTACTCATGCTTATGCTGGCAAGAAGTTTACAGCCAAAGTCGTAACTAATCCAATTGATGCAAACATGGGTACTGGCCCTGCTACGGGTGAGATACGAGGCTTGGCAAATATTGTAGTTGATGTGAAAGAAACTCGATCAATGAAAGTAAATAACAGACCACTGGTTACTAAGTCAGCCTTCACTGGGAAGAAAGAGTTTCGAGTGCTGGGGTACGATAGAAACCCACAAGTAACAATCGAACAAGATGATCCGTTGAGCCTACAGGTAAATGGAATAGTAGCGGAGTTGATAGTCTAATGGCTTTTCCAATGTTAATGTTAGCAGCAACAGCAGTTTCTGCAGCAGGTTCTGTTGCGGCTGGGATTGGCGCAAAGAAGAGCGCTGATCTAAATGCTTTTAATATAGGCACTGAGAAGAAACTGAGTCAGGCTGAAGCGGCCCAGCGCAACAATGACCGTATGGAATTGTATCGTTCAAACTTATCTGCAAACATTGCTTCCTTTGCGGCGCAGGGCAGAGACATTGGATCGGATCGTTCTGTAAGCGCATTCCTTGAGC